CTCAGTGCCAACTGTATCTAATGACGAATCGAATACCTCGTCTAATATCAGCAAGTTACAATTCACACTATTCTTCAATCTGGCAATCTCTCGCCACGCCAAGAGCAACGACAAGTCAATCCGCAAACGCTCGCCCTCACTGAAACTGTAGTATGAAAACTCGTCACGATGGCGACTCTTGATTGTTTCATCAAAGTTTTCATCCAAGTCAAACTGGCAAAAGAAATCCATATCTCCAAGATACTTGTTGATGAGTTTGTTCATAATTGGCAGGTAGTGTTTGATAATCTTTGCTTTGATGCCTGTATCTTTCAGCAATACACTTGCAATCTCGTAGTAGTGTTTGTCCTCTACTCGTTCCTTGCGTTCGCCAATATACCCCTTACCTTCGCCAAGCAATTCATTCAATTCCTTTTTGGATTCTTCTACCTCTACACCCTCACCCACTATTTCATCAATGTTATTTTGCATCTTCCCAATGTAACGAAGGGAAGAATTAATTTGGTTTTGCTTCTCGTTGATTTGTCTTTGTATAGTATCGACCGTTTGCAGAATAGAGTTGATGTCATCTAATCGTTTTCCTGTGTCCGTCATATTCACTATCAACTCACCCACACCATCTTCTACCTCTTTCTTCTCTTCCGCCTTTTCTTTGAACACACATTCCTTGTGGTGTTCCTGAATGTCCTGCTTGCAAGATGGACAAGTATCGTTCTCTTCATAGAACTTCACATTCTTTTCAATGTTCTTTATCTTGCTCTTGAGTTGTTGCTCTAACCCTTCCATCTTCAGAAGTCTTCGTGGTACATCGTCCTTGTCTTTTACCTGTTCGTATAAGTGGTCCACATTCTCTTTCTTCTTCTTGATTTCTTCTTGTAGTTCTTCTATCTGTGTATGGGAATTCTTGATTTCGCCTTTATAACTTTCTACAGAATCGGACGATTTCTTCTCAAGCGTTTTTATTAATTTCTCTTTTTCTTCAACTTTACTCTTGACGATTTCTACCTTGTAGTCAATGTCCCTGATATACTCTTTTGCCATTTGTAGTCTTGCACGAACAAGAGTATTCATTACAGAGAACACATCAATGTCTAAGAGGTTCTCTACAACCAATCGCCTATCCTTTGCAGAGAGTTTCATAAAGGGAATGTAATTGCTACTCCCCAAGATAACTACTTGACAGAATGATTTATATGTCATCTTGAGGATTTGCTCTTCAAGAATCTTCTGGTAGTCTTTTGATTTGGCATCTTGATTGAGCAAGTCACCGTTCTTAAATATCTCAAACTTCTTTGGTTTGAGTGAACGGAATATTCTGTAACTGTCCCTGCCAACTGTAAATTCAATCTCTACTTCACAATCCTTTTCGTTGATTGAATTGGGAAGTTGTGGAATATTGATACCACGGAATGACTTACCGAATAGAGAAAAGCACAACGCATCAAGCATGGTTGACTTACCTGCACCGTTCTCACCAGAGATAAGTGTGTTGTTATCTTTGGTGAGTTCTAGTGTTGTTTTGTAGTTTCCTGTTGAAAGAAAATTCTTCCAACTCAATTTTGAAAATATTATAATGACAAACTCTCCATATACAAATCCTTGATGATGCGTTTCATCTTTTCTTTGTCTTTCACTTCTTCCATTACATCAACTTCACTATTGATGAGGGTAACTGTGTCTTGTGACATATCGACAATCTCTTCCTTTGTCCAATCAGAATTTACCAATTCTTCTACAACTGTAATCTTTGCAACACCACATTCATAGAGTTTATCCATATATCGGTCAAACGAATACGGATGCTCTTTGTGTTCTATGAATAGTTTTACATATGCACCCTTGAGATATTGACAATCAAACTTATCTGGTTCAATAGGTCCATCTTTATCGTTGTATGTTACTGAATAGAACATCTTGTATGGGTTCTCGATGAACTCTACTTCTCTTGTGCTAGTGTCGAGGATATGAAAACCTTTTGTTTCATTCAAATCTGCAAATGTGATTTGATATTGCGTTCCCATATAATAGATGTTGTCTTGTTCTTGGCGACAATGGAAGTGTCCAGAGAGAACCTTCTCATATCGTTTGAATAGTTTGGCATCTAACCCACCATCAAACTTCACACCACGCATTACTTCATAACCACCTAACTCAAGGTGTCCGATGAGGAAGGGTGCTTCTGCTGTCTTAACGAACTCTACGGATTGGTTGTAGTTCTCTTTGTTTACCCACGGAAGCATTGCAATGTCTAATGCACCAAAAGTTAGCACCTCTGGTTCTTCATAAATGGTTATGTTAGGTTTATTACCGAACAACTCAGAAACAGAATTGACATTGTTAGTATTACGATAATATACATCGTGGTTTCCGAGAATACAGTGCATCTCGATTCCTTCATCTTGTAGTCTTTCAATGAACTGTGTCCTTATTTGGTTTAGGATATTGAAATTGACAAACTTACGCCTATCCATCAGGTCGCCTGCGTGTATTACTGTCTTTATATTGTTTTCTTTGAGATATGGAAAAAACACATCATCAAAGAATTTCATAAAGTAATCAAAAAATAATTGAGAGTCACCTCTCGCCCCAAAGTGGGTATCATTTATCAGTGCTATCTTCACTCTTGTCATCCTTTAAGAAAGAATCTAATGTTATACCTTTATTCTTTGCCTTTTCACGCTCTAAACGCTCTCGTTCTTTCTTCGGTATAAACTTTTCTATATCCGAATCAGACAATCTATAATAATCGGCAGCAACATTCTTTGATTCTGTCATATCTACTTCAACATTATCTTCAACCCATCTTGGAAATAAATGGTCTTTATCTATTTCTTCGATAAGTTTATATTTGACATACATCTGTTTCTTTTCTTTTTGTATTCTTCGTAAGAATGCATAGTATATTATCTGTGTAAAATATGAAAATGGATTCTTTGATTTTTCTGGATTGAAATTGTGGGCATACATCAGACAATTTTCAATACCATCACCCACCATTTCTTCACGATATTCATAGTTAATAAAGTTTGGTCTATGTGATAATCGTTCTGCAATCTCTACAAAACAAGTACCAATATATTCATTTATGGGTGGACGAGATTCGTCTACTTCAGATGCTTCTATTACTAATTTCTTCCATTCGCACATTTCTTTAAAGAACTTTTCATTGTCTACATAATGATTTGCTTTTTTCTTCTTTTTACTCATTTTTCACATTTTCTCCTTGACATTGTATAAATTTGAGGTATCCTTATCTGTGTCAGGGGAAACAAGAAAAGAATTAATTAATTACTAAGTTATTAAGGTTCTGGATTCCAGTTCTTAAACTGTTTCTCTATATCAACATTCCGATTCTTGGAATACTTTTTACTTTTAAACCCTTTACTATTTTTAAGATTAAGAAACTCTTGAATGTTAAAATCCAATTGTGGTATATCATTACCTTCATCTTCTTGTTCTGGGTCTAAACTAACAATACCGTTCATAAGAAATGCCAAGAACATAGCATTAGGAATAAGAAAATTCATATGAACATTCTCTCCTTCTTCTGGTTGTTCCTGTTCCATTGTTTCTTCTTGAATATTTGGTTCTAAATCTTCTTCAATAACTGTTTTAAGATAGTCTTCTAATCGTTCGGGGTCACTCATTAAATCAGCATAAAGGTCAGAAACTATATCTTCCTTTTCGAGTTGTTCAAGATAAATTTGAATTACTTCAGGCATTGGGTTACTTTCTAACACAATATGTTCTCTTTTAATTTCATATTTAAGTTCAGTTGAAACTGTATTCCAAGGACGAAGAATCATCATATCACGCATAGCACCAGTTGTTGGGTCTTGAATTGGAAATATTTTAATACACAATGGTCGGTTGACTGTAATAGAATCTAGGTTGTTTCCTACTAATTTACCGATGATTTCATCTCCAGAAGATAGTTTGTAGTTTTTGTAAATATCAGTCATTTTGTTCTCCTAGATTAATTTTTATCGTCTTGTAATCAAATTTTTCTTTATTGTAAATCTTTATGCGTTCCACAAAATGCTTTAGTGTGTGATTTGTCCAACTCTTCCAAGTCAAATCATCACCAATATCATATAACTTCGCTTTCTCTTTATATTTAGACTTTCTTAACTGTCTTCCAATAGACTGCAACACTCTAATTCGTGATTTAGAGGGTGATGCAAAAATAATATTATGAAGTCTGCGAATAGAGATACCAGTGGAGAATGTACCATAAGATGCCACTATGATTGCATTGTTGTTCTCTTCTGTGAGTTTTCTCACTTCTTCTCTATCCTCTGCACTTGTACCACCAAACACAAAGAATACCTTATGGTTAGGACATCGTTCTTTGATTAACTTCTGAAGGTGCTTACCGTGCTTCTCTACCAATTGAAAGAGAATAAGAGTATTACCGTTAATTTTGTTTGCCATATTAGCAATGAAATTGTTTCGTGCATCGTTCTGCACCAACCATTCCAATTCATCAAAGTATTTTGCTCGTTTCATTTCTTTTCGTTCTTCTTCTTTATGCTTCAGTAATATACAATCAATAGACAATTGTGATAGCAAATCTTGTTCCATCAATTCGCTAGTCTTTATTACATTATACACTGAACCGAACAAACCTTCAATAACTAATTTGTGAGTTTGTGTACCATCTAGTGTTCCTGTTGTACCAATTCGATATGGACAGGTCTTTAATTTGGTCATTATGTTTGTGAGGGACTTACTCTTAAACAAATGGCATTCATCACCAAATACAGCACCAAAGTTGTCAAAATATTCTTTCTTCATTTTATAAACACTTTGCCAAGTTGAAATGATAATCTTACTTGTACTTATTTTCTTTTGACCTGCAAATACTGGATGACAATCTCGACTTACTTCAAATGAATCGTCCGCCTGTGAATATTCTTTAAAGTCTTCATACATCTGTGTTACCAAAGAAATGGTAGGAACAATAACAAGTATCTTCTTGTCTTTTGGTAGTATATCCATATAGTAACGGAGCAATGCATATATGATTAAACTCTTACCAGATGCAGTTGGTGACAATAACAAACAACGGTTATTGTTTATTGCGTGGTGAATTGCATCAATTTGATGTTCGTATGCTTTAAGGATTTCATCCTTATAAGTAGGTTGTAAGTGGTCGTTTACATACTTCTCAATTTCTTCTTTTGAGAGATTTGCTGGCGATGCTAAATTTTCACCAAACTCTACAGTATATCCTCGTTCATCTGCAAAGTGCTTAACATACTTATCCAGACCCGCATACAATTCCTCTCCATATATGTTGTAGAGTTTTATTGTACCATCCCACATTTTATTTTTATATGCTGGCATAAATTGATAACCCGGCACTTTAAAGGTAAAGTATTCGGATAATTCCTGTGCGATACCCCTATCACAGTTCACCTTAATATACACGGAATCCTTATACTCTATGGATATATCACTCATACTATATTTAGGGACTAAAAACTTCCCCATCCACAAGAACACTTAATCTTCCACCCACTTCACCAGACCACACTATACAGTCAATCCCTGCTTCCTGCATCATCTCTATACCTATTGCACAGGACTCTTTCCATCTATCGGGTGTTCTATCAAAATATTCTTTATGACCAATTATTCTTTTTACACCACATTGAATGATTGCTCTTGCACAATCGGAACACGAATACCAAGGACAATACATTGTTAAATCTTGTGTTGACATACCCATTCTAATTGCTTTGTATAGAACATTTCGTTCTGCGTGTTCGACATAATGATATTTCGTTGGTCGTTCCATTCTATTTGGAGTTTGATGTACTTTGTCTGGAATATTATTACATTCCATTGCAACAATACCCGACCCAGGGTCTGTTAATATTGCCGCCAATTGAGTGGATGTGTCTTTAGAGTTATTCATTGCATACTGATATAGTTGTCTAAAATATACACTGTGCATAGGGTCATTTTGTAAATTATACACCACTTGTGAATCTCCGCCACTCAATAGCATTTTTAATTTCCCAACCACGACCACTAATACTTTTTACTGTGGATGCAAGGTAATCTACCTTTTCCTTCTGCAATGTTATTTTGTCCATAAGTAAAGTAACATCACTATCGGAATAGAGATACCTATCTAAGTCTTGTTTGAGGACTTTTAGTTGAAATGGTTGCCAACCTCGTCTATCAAGTTCTTCTTGACTCATCTTGCCAGTATAATACTCCCACTTATCTCTAGAGAGTTCTCGTTGGTCTGCTTCAAATTTCCGTAGAACCAATCGTTCATCGTGAAACATATTCAGATACTTGTTATGTAATTGTGGAATCTTTAAAGATTCGAGGTCGAGTTCGGTGTCGTCAATCACCATATCTTTTGCGACCATTTTTCTAATATCATCAAACTTCATACACTTTACTCCATAAAATATAATTAATTATAACACGAAAAGGCAGAGAAGTCAAGACAAATTTATAATCTCATATGTTGTATATTGGAAGGTCGCCGTTGCAACCATTGCATCAGGATTAGATACTGTGCTGTCAAACTCTAATGCCGAAATACTTGTTGGTATAATATTTTCAAACTCTACTCTAATTTTGGCGTTCATTGCACTGTTAAGAACGACAAGACTTGCATCAGAATAATGGTCTTTAGCATCAATATATTCTGTATGGTCTTTTGTATTAGAAGCAGTTCGCATCCAATTCCAAATCTCTAACCAGTTTGTAAGATTTTCATCAACAAGGAAATTAACAGTCAAATCATCAAATTCGGGAGAACCTGCCGATTGTGGAATATTGACAAACCGTGTTGATTGTGGAATCATATTTAATGACATTCCAGGCAGATTAACACTTTGACAAAAATAGGTAAGTTTTGGTGTTTTTTCTAAACTAAATTGAAAGTATGTAGGATAGAGTGGATTGAGATTGTCTGGTTGTCGTTCTGCTGATTTGTGTGTTAAACTATCATAACCAAACAATGAATCATCCGCCGGTGGCGATGCTGATGTAACATCTCCACTACCAATAATATTACTATCAATTTCTCTATAATTATCTCTACTTGGCATAATATTCTCCTATAGTATGTATAAAAGAAAAGGGGAGTCCCGAAGGACTCCCCTAATTCATTGGTTGTTAGTTACCACTTATCAGGAAGTTGCACCACCTGCGTTGATACCGTGTAGGTTATCAACTCGGAAGATTCTGTAATAAGTGTTTGCTCTTGTACCACCGATGTTATCAACTGCGGCACTCGTTCCACGAGCGAATGGGTTTTCAACCATACCGTAACGAGTCTTGAATCCAATTTTTGGTTGGAATGTACTAGCATCAACGGCACGAACCATTTGTAGTGGAACATATGGGCAGTAGAATAAACCTGCGTCATATTGACTTTCACCACGATATCCAACGCAAACATAGTTAGTTGATGCGTATGGGTCAACATAAACTTTACAGTTACCGTTAAGTACACCAACGAATGTGTTACCAGTGTCATCTACAGTTAGATTTCCGAATGCTGGGTCGTGGTTAAGAATACCACTCATTGAAAGTGCTGAAGCAACATCTGAGGAGCAGATAACGATGTTACCTTTACCACGGCGTGTTTCTTTAGCAATTACATTTGCTTCTCGTTCGATTTGGAACATCAAACCACGGAAGCGTTCTGCACTCCAACGGCCGTCTGAGTCCTTGAGCAGGTCATAAACACCGGCGGTTTTACCCCCAGTACCGTCTACAGTAACACCGTCACTGTTAGCAAGGTCAGTTTGGTCGCAACCAAGTTTTGCTTGGTTATAAACTGTACGAATAACTTCTCGGTTGATTTCCGCAAGGATTTCGCTTGAGAGGATATTTGACAATTCTGCTTCTGCATCTAAACCATGAACTGCTTTCAAGTCTTGAGCAAGTTCTGTACTGTATTCTGCTTTGAGCATACGGCTCTTTGCTTCAACAGCAACTCGTTCAATACTGAATGCCATTTCGTTAGGGGTTTTGCCTTCTGCATCTTCTGTTCCCATACCAGTACCACTAGTATATGAACCACCAAGCGGGTCAGTACCTGCGTGAGTACCTGTACCACCACCAGAAACACCATCGGTGTCTGCTTCGTTGTAAAATGCTTCTGCACCGTCTTGTGTTACATACTTGGAACGCATTGCAAAGATAAGTCCAGTAGGACCTGTCATTGGTTGAACACCTGCGATATCGTATGCGATAAGGTTAGGCATTGACCTGCGTACAAGTGAGATAAGTACAGGGTCGAATGTCGCAACATTACCTGCGCCGCCCATATGAGGTGAGTTTCCTGCACCCATTGCGTTAGCGGGTGTTTCCATTAGTGCTTGTTCCTGATTTTCCAAAAGAACAGTAGTTACATTTTTACGGTAACTGTTCTCAATTTTTGGAAGTTCAGGATGTTCTAAAACTGGCGCCCACTTCTTTTGAAGTTGTTCGGCCAATAGTGCTTTATCATCCATTTGATTTCTCCTTAGTTATTGAAATTACTTATTTGATAAGTATAGTTTATTTATAAAATTTAGGCTTTTACGATTGCCTTGGTGATTTTCCTACTCGTGTAATTGAATCCAAGTATGAATCCATTTGTCGAGTATTTGTTGTTTCTTCTGTAAGTGTGTTTTCTTCAACATCATCATTGTTTTCTGAGGTTGCTCTGAAGTAACTATCTTTAAGAAGGTTTAATTTTTCGTTGTATTGTTCAACGCTATCAAACTCTAAACCTTCTGAAAGACTGCGAAGTTTTTCAGTGTCAGTATCAGTTAAATCTTTAGCGGATTCTGCAAATACCTTTACACATTCTAGTTCTTCGTTACCTTTTGAAAGTTCAATGTTCTTTTCGAGTTGTTCGTTGAGTTTTGCTTCAAGAGTTTCAACCTTTTCGTTGGCCTCTGCAAGTGCATCGAACTTTTCTTCTGGAACTTCAATGTTGTGACTTTCAAAGAGTGTCTTTAAGTCTGCAATGAATGACTCTGAAATTTCATTCTTGAGTCCGTGTTCAATTGCGATTTCATTTTCGTCCATCCATTCCTTGACAACATAGTTTAGATAGTCGTCTAGTTTTTCGGATAGTTCATTTGAAATTTTATCAGTTTCTTCTGCAAGTTGAGCATCAAATGCTTCTTGTAGTTCGGAACGGATTGCTTCTGAACGCTCATTGATTGCGGATGAGAAGATAACTTCTGCTTTGTTGCGGAAGTCTTCTGAAAGTTCTTCACCACCGAACAAAGCATCCATATGCTCTTGTGTTGCGGCCGCCGAAGATGCTTTCATATCAACGGAGTCAGCATTTTCGTCTGCTTCGTCTTCATCTGCTTCTGGTTCATTTACTTTTGCACCTGCACCATCAGCACTGTAGATGTCTTCATCTTCGATGCTGTCAGTATTAACAGATGGTGATTCTGCTGGCTTCTCGCCTTTAGACTTTGTATTAACTGTACCCTTTGAGTCTGCTTCGACTTCTGGGGTACTTTCATCAAGAGTCACTTCTGACTCTATGATTTCTTTTGCTGTTTCTAGGATGTCTTTGTTGGACATTGTAATCTCCTTTTGACTTTTTTAAATTGCTACTATATGTATATTTTTTAGATATTAGACAAGAAATGTTTAAATACGATAAGTTTGGCTTCTTCGATAGTATTTTTATCTGCTCTGGATAAAATGTTCTCATAAATTTCAATAGTTTGAGGTTCTAGAACGCCATTATTCCATACCCATTCCTTCCCTTCCATAATACCATTTACAAAAGCATCAGGTGCAGAAGGGTCTGCTACAATATCAACGGTGGCAAGCATAAAATCTTCTTGCACAACATTTGTACCGTCATCATTCTTTTTAAGTGAACCCATGCCACGACTTGAAACGCCAAGTTTAGCACCTTCATCAATAAGATTCTTTACAATCTTACCGTATGGGGTATCTAAAACTTTTGCTTTACCGATGATATTATTGCTATCTTCTCGAAGTTCTGTAATGATATGGGAAACTCTTTCAAGATTTAGACTTGGTCCTTCTGGATGACCAAGTTCTCCCATTGCTCTTTTAGTTTCTACAAGGTCTTTACTGTACCGAGAAACTTCTTTCATTAGTGTGTCTTTTGGGTAAACTCGACCGTTTCGGTTCTTTTGCTCTGCTTGCATAAAGATACCTTCGATGTAGTAGGATTTATCTTTTCCTTCTTCAGCCGATTCTACGATATAATTTACATCTTCTGTTGTTTCTGTAATTAGTTTCATTCGTCATTTACCTCTGGTTCTTGTTTTTGTCCTATTGTGGAAGAAATTTCCAACCTTTTATCCGCCATACCTTCACCAGATTTCTTATACAATACCTTTTGTGTTTCATCTCTTGCAACATCCAAGTTATTGTTTCTTAATGCATCAATTATATCTCTAGTATCCATAATCAAGTTCCTTTAGTCTGCTCTTCAACAAATTTAATAATTTTGTTGTGGTTTTCTTTATTTATAACAAAAGCCTCTCTGAATTTGGCTTTATTGTTATCTTCCAAATGTTCATATACAAGTTTAATTTTGGACGATAGTTCTTCATCCAAATTAATTTTAGTGTTATCTGCTAATCGGAAGGAATTTGATTCTAGCATATTAGAGAAAGGTTCGTATGATTCTTTGTATATCTTTTTAATGATACTCCAAATCCAATGCTTTTCGTTCTCTAATTCATCTTCCATACCAAATTCATCAGCAACAGCAAATGCGGCCTCTGCACCATTGTCAAATTTTCTTCTGTTCTTCTTTACCCATTTGACCACTTCAGGTTTACTTACCATCACAGAAACTTCATTGAGCATTGATTCAAAATCAACATCAAGATTTTCGTTCTTGACACTTTTGCTCTTCTTGATATGTCGTCTTGCTTCTCGTTTAGCAATCTTTGGTCCAGGAAATACTTCCCATCGTACATCGTCAATATAGACAACTACAGGTTTGGTTGCCCCTAATCCCAATGCTTTAATGACAACTGTTTTACCATTTATCTCAAAAGAATCAATCCAGATTTCTTTTTCTAGTTTTGGGTCAAGAGCAATTTCAGGAGAATCCATATTTACTTCTGCCTCTTCTTCTTCACTCATCATTACATCTTTAATTTCTTGTTTCTTTTCTTCTATTGATAAAGAAACTTTATGACGAAGAATATCATTGGATAAATCTTTGAAGGTTTTTACATCTTCATTTTTTATAGAATCCATAATTTTATTGGTGGATTGCATCAATAGTATTCCTCTGTTCCTGTGGTTAATAGACCCTTCTCTCGTTCTGTTTGGATTTCCTTATCCATATCTTCCATTTCTACTTCATTCTGATGCAAGACATGTTTTCTAATCCATTCGATTGAATAATATTTACCGATATGTTCATTCATTTGACTTAAAAGATTCATTCTTTCGGTCATAATCTCATTATTTTTGAGTTCCGTAAAATACGAATCCCTTGCATAATCAAATTTAATATCATCCTTAATATCATACCAATCTTCTTCGTTCATAATACCCTTCAATAGAAGGTGTACTCGCATTGCTTGAAGGAACAATTCAGAAAACTTCTGTCGTTGCTTCTCAATGAACTTAAAAAACTTGAGTTCATCTCTATTGATTTCAGAAGAACGACCCATATTGAATCCGTTGTCAGATTCAAGTCGTGAGATTGGAACATTCAATGCACGATATAACTTCTTCTTGAAGTATTCGACATCTTCCATCTCACCAAGATTTTCGCCACCCGAAAGTGTATCAACCTCAGTACCCCTACCACCTTCTCTCCGTGGCATCCAGAAATCTTCAAGCATTGACATATGTTTCTTGTCATCTCGAATTTCGCCTGTATTTACATCATAAACTAGTTTGTTTCTATACCGATTCATAATGTCACGAAGATATTGTTCTGCTTTGTTTTTTGGAAGTGAACCAACATCAACATAGAAAATTCTTCGCTCTGGCGCCCGTGAGATACGATAAATTACTACCGCATCTTCAATCATACGCAATTGGTTAAGGGGTTTTATGCATTTATGAAGATTACCAAATACCCTTCTTTTATCAATATCATACATTCCAGAATGAATGTAGAGAATTGAGTCTGGATGAATTTTAATACCTTCCACGGCATCAACTCCACCTAACCTATCATCTTTATCTTGTTCAGTGTATACAAAGAATTCTTCCACATCTTTGATTACCTTAACACCACCTTCGCCCG